CGGTGAACTTGTCTGCCAGGGCGGTCGTGGTGCCGTACTTGCGCAGGACGGTGCGCATCGTGCCCGGCACATAGCCCTTGACACGGAATTCCAGCGAGCGGAGCAGCAGGCCCGCTTTCTTGGCAGTCAGCGGCATAAAGAACTCGTACTTGGCGGGATAAGTGTCCCACGCAGGAATGTCGCCGCTTTCATTTTTCGCAGTAACAACTTGAATGTTTTGCTGTACAATCCTTGCAGAATAAGATGCGCCAACGATTTCAGCAAGTTCTTTGATTCCGTTTTCAATGCGGTTGTAATCGGTGTAGCTGAGCGCACCTTTCATGCCAGAAGCCCATTCTTGCTGCTCCTCTTCTGTCCATGTGCCGGTTCTTGCCTTTGCGGTCAGCTCTTTGACCCGGTCTATATCCGCCTGCGTTCGGTCGGTTATCCATGTTGCCATATTTCGCCTCTTAAAAAATCAGTTTTCCCTCAGCATCAATAGCAAGAGACTTTGGGACGGTAAATGCAGGGTGAACAACATTATCGTACTTACGAGGGGTTTCATCATTGGTGGCGTAGGAAATTGTCTCTGCGTTGGTATTCACTTGTAACGTAGAATCATACACGGCGTATGCATTTACAAGTTTGCTAACTAACAGAGGCCGCCAGTACTTGTTGGCGCTTGAACTTGTGCCAGCAATATCACGAAGCATCTGAAGCGAGTACAGGTAAGGAGTTCTCGTCCAAATAGATCGTCCTCTGCTGGAGCCCTCCATGTCAGAGGCAAGCATCGTTTTCAGGATTCCAGATGCATTTTGCAGGGGAGTGCCCTCGTTGTGCTTATAGCTCGGGCTGCTAGTTGTCCAATTCGGAGCATCAGAGCCTTCCGTGTCGTATCCAAACTCGTGGTGAGAAAGCAGAAAAATGCTTTTTGCCATCGTAGTCACTTTGCTACTGCCAGAATTGCAATAAGAGTCAGAAAAACCGGGAGTATAATAGATAGTCGTCTTGTCGATAGCTTGCTTCTGGGCGGAGCTGAACGAGTTGAAGTACTCTCCGTTGAGCCAGCTGTTTACGCTGCTGCTGGCGTAAGTAGACCATGTAGAGCTCCAAGCCATGATAGCCGCGTAGTGTTTTCGAACCAGAAGAGTTCGCCCGACTCCATTCAGCTCGCTTTCGTAGTCATGTTTTGCAACGATGAACTCGGCCACGTTGCCACCCTCATTCATAAGAACGGTGCTGCCTTCCGCAACATCAAACAGATTGTACGACGCCGTAGCGAAGGAACATTCTGCGGAGACGCCGCCTGCTGAAGCTGTGACAACAGCCTTGCCCGGAGAGTTCCACTTGACTTGGCAGGTGGATTTTCCTTCTGCATTCGTCAGAACGTGAAGGGAGACGATTCCTTCGGGAGAAGCTGCCCAGTTGATTTTAGGAGAGTCAATAGAAGCAGGGGAGAGGGTAGCAGACAAAATAACGGACTCGCCCCATCCAAGCTGTTCGCTGGTATGGTCAAGAGACATAGCCTGAGCATCTGCCATCATGTACCCCTCTACAGTACCTTTGAAACACCCATTGAAAGTGTACTTTACATTGGTTGCCAGCAAGACAGCATCGTAATTGAACTGATGGTGAATCTTTACCATATCAAGAGCATCAATAGTAGGGCTTGCCCGATATGTGAGAGAAGCCTTGCGGCGGTTGGAAAGGACTCCATAAGACTCTGTAAGGGCATTCCTGGATTTTGCAAGGATGTCCTTTGTGAGCATAACATTGCTCAAAGTCTGGCTGACGCCTTTGCCCGAAGGGCTTTCGGGATAAGCGTAGGTAACGCCACCTGCGGTGGTCACCACGTTGAGCATATTTTGAGCAAAGGTGATTTCCGGCCAAGAATAATTGTTCAGTACTGGAATGTCCAACACGGGATTGGATGTATCGGCTCCGTAGACTCTGTTAATTTTTATCACGCCATCACGAGTCTGGTACAAAGCCATTCCAGCAGCGTTTGCCGCAAGCTGCAAAATATCGGAATTGTGATAAGTAGACTCATCGCTTGTAATGTCGGTGGAGTAATCTTTCAGTTCATCCGAAATATCGAAGGTAATTTCATCCGCTTCCAACAGCTCCAAGGCATCGTAGCACATCTCATAGAGCGTGCCGTATTTTCTTCCGGTGTACTTCGTGCTGGATAGATACAGGAAAGCGTCTCGCGCCTGAAAGGACGCCTCAATACTGTTGGCAGGGACGCTCCACTCCGACAGGAAGAACATTCCTCCGCTCACCCATTCAGTCTTTCCATCAACATCCATTCCATAACGAACGGTGACAGGCTGGCGCTCATAGATGTACTTGTAAATCCCTTGAGGGTTTACGGAGTCCCATGTGCGGTCACTGTTATCCAAACTAAAAGAAATCGACTCCTGAGAAAGCTGCCCGGAGATAGGGTCTCTTGCAGAAGAATGACTGTAGGACAAGATTTTGGTCTTGTCAAACACCAGATACCTTCCGATTTTCACTTGCTCGACCCTTACTCTTCGGTCGGGGAGACACCACTTCAGCACCTCTAGCTCTACAGCATCAAACCCGGAAAGTTCTACTTCAACGTCAGAACGAATGGATTTGTTTCCGTTCACAGTCACGGTTTTCAGCTTTTTGGCCCCAAGATATGCGCTGACCGAAAAATCTGTAGCGTATTCGTTAAACGCTGTAGACCAGCAAATTGAAACACCGGGAATCGAAGATTTGTTTTCGCTCGGAAGCTCAAGCCGAATAACAGGGTGACTTGAATCGTCAAAAATCTCGGCGCTCAAAAAACCAGTAGTCCCATACGGAGGAGAAGAAGGAACAATGTCACAGCTTCCATCAAGGACAGTGAGATTGGGCTCTCCTGTGGAATACCTCGAAATGGAAGCGTTATCGGAAAGTGCAATATTGTGAAAGGTGGAGAACGGGGCTGCCGATGACGTGACGATGGTAGCTTTTTTGTTGATACCCGGCTCAGTGATTCCACAGGTAATCTCTACAAAAGATTCCGGGACAAGGGTTTCGTTAAATTTTTCTTTCCACTTATCGGAGACTTCAACCATGTGTCATACCTCCACAAGAGAAAGTTTGCACCCTGTCCATCCCATCACGCCACCGGTTTTCGGCCCTCTGCGCCACATACCGCCGGTGCGGTCGGAGACATACATCTGACGGGTGGTATAACCGGCTGTGGTTTGGTTATAGAATTTAACAGTGCAGTAAAAATTCGTGGTGAAAAGGCTCAGGATGTCGGCCCACTGCCGCGCGGTAAGGTAGTTCCATGACATGGAGACCTTTGCCACATCATGCCGCACGACAGCGCCAACAACCTTTCCCTGAACATTTCGCCCAGAGTCCACGATCGTGCTAGTCGTTCCCTCATAAGAGGAGGGTTCCGGCAACTCTACGCCATTCACCGTAACCAGTGCAGGAATATTGGCCATCTGAACCATCCTTTCTTAGTAAGAGTAAACTTCAGTACCCATAATGGACATGCCGCGTTCTTTCTGCGTTTTTTCAACGGAAGCAGTAAGCTGCTTGCCGTCAAGGTACACTCTCACATCTCTTCCATCAGAGATTTCCTCTCCATACCGCTGCCAGATGTCGAGGAATGCGTTGTAGCAGCCGTTGTACACAGCATCTCTCATCTCTTCGGAGTTTCCTCCGGCCGCAGAATAAGTTCCGCTGTAAGAAGAGCTAGACGTCGAGGAATTATAGCTGGAGCTTCCGACGTACTGAGATGTATCGCTGTAACTGCCGGTAGACCGGCTACCGCCAAGTTTCGACACGATGCCAGCAATCGCAACTCCAAGGGTTGCGGCGGCGGCAAGGGCCACGATGCCAGCTGGAATGCCAAAAATCGTAGCGCTGAGGGCGGCACCCACAGCAGAAAGCATTCCTGCCACTGCGGTTCCGATGGTGCTTACCAGACTTGCAAACCCGGCAAAAATCGTCGGGAAAGAGCTGAGTAAACCACCAGAGAGCGCCGCACTGATGGCTTTAGCTGCCGTTGCGAGGGGAGACTTCACGTTTCCGAAAGCCTGCGTAATGCCGGAAAGCATCGTCTGAGTTTCAGCGGAAACCTTTCCAAAGTTTTGGGTCAGATTGTTCACCAGATTTTTCCCAATGGTAGCAGCGGTGTTCAGCAGAGAAGAAGCTTGGCTTTTCAATTCTTTGCTTAGTCTGCTTACAAGGTCGCTTGCAACGGACTTGGCGCGTTTACGCTGCTCATCACCCATAGCGCCCCAAATGCCAGCGGCGATCGTAGTGCCGACCGTTTTCCAATCGCCACTCTGGGCGGCTTGGATGAACGTCTGCACCGTACCGAAGAAGTCGGTTTTGAGGTTGTTATCGAGTTCGGCCCACTTAGAGTCTAGCCCGGAAATGATGCCATTGACGTAGCTTGTGCCGCAGTCAATGCCATAGTTCGCCATCTCTTCGCCCTTAAGCTTGGTGGCGTCTACGAGTTTATTCATAGCATCGTTGACATAACCGAGAGCACCAGTGATACCGTTTGCAAGGCCTTGAACGACGTAGCTGCCAATCCCTTCAAACCACTTAGAGGGAGAGTGAATATCAAGTTCATCTTGAGCGGTTTTCTTGATTCCATCGGTCAACTGTTTGGTCGCGTCATTTGACACATTGGTGTTCCCCGTGATGCCCTTCGTGATGCCATCAATAATGTTTTTGCCGACGCTTAACGGATTAAACTTAGAAACTTTATCAATCAGTTTTCCGAACCACGTTACAGCGTCTTTGATTCCATTGATTACATCAGCAATCAAGAGAACAAATTTTTCCGCAAAGTTTCCATTGGCGGCGATGGCAAGGCGGTCTGATTCGTCCACGCCTTTAATAATCCATCCAATGAACACGCCCATGTCGTGGATAACTTGCGCAAGAGACGCGATTGCACCTTCAAGAAAATTTCCATTCATCTGGATGTCGAGCATTTCCGTTTCAGAAACGCCATTTTGAATCCATCCGATAAGAATTGCAAAATCATTGATAAGATTTCCGAGAGCAGTTATGATGTCTGCCACTGTTTCGGCCGCAATCGTGCCGAAATTCACGAAAGCATCATGCCAATCAGATTTCAGCTGAAATGCTTCTGCTTCGCTTTCACTGCCAAGACCACGCACGGCGACAGAGACGGCTTCGAAACCAAGAACTGCAAGACCAGCAACGGGATGCCCGCTAATAGTCAAACCGATTCCGATAAGCGTCATGACCAAATCGCCCAAATCGAGGTCAAGGTCTTTGACAACTTTTTGAATTGTCTCGAATGCAGTAGAGATTTTTCCCTGCCATTCCTCAGGAATCAAATTCCAAATCGCTTGACCGAGATTAGAAAGAGCTTCTTTTAGCCATTTGATAGACTCGCCAAGTTTCCCATCAGTCAAAGAAATATTCCAGCCTTGCGTAAACCCAAGACCCGCAAGGTAAATCAAATCTTTGATACGGGCTAAACCTTGCCGGAAATTTTCGCTGTTTTGATAAAGTTGAACAAATCGACCAACGATAAGGGCGACCGTCCCGGCTACTAGAAGTAGCTCTGGATTAAGACCACCAACGATTTTCCCGAGCTTGTATGCCCAATCATGAGTGTCTTTCAACGCAGTAAGAAGCGCGTTTCCGATAGCCCATGCGGCAAAACCGGCGCCGATAGCAGCAACAATAGGAGCAAGTTTGCGTAGCTTTTCCTTGATTTCATCCACAGTGTTGCCGACATAGTTCTTGAACATATCGTAGCCGGACAGGTCTACATCGCCCAAGATGTTGCCAGCAGATGCGCCGCTGCCAGAGCCGGAGCTTCCCTGTGTGGGGTCAATGATGTTCAGTTCATCAAAGCCCATCGTGTAGTCCTTGAGGGCTTTGGCAGCTTTCTTTGTCGAATCGGCCGTGTCATCCATTGCGTCACCGATGCCACCAACGCTGTCAGCGCTCTTAGTGAAATCAGTAAACACGACCTTCACACCCATCAGTTTTGCCACCCATTCAACAAACTCTCGAATGAGCTGCACAGCGGCAATCAACGGGGGAAGAATGGATTTCAGGGCAGGGTAGAGCAGAGAGCCAACAGACTTCGCCAGCATATCCAACTGCGCTTTCAGAATTTTAATCTGATTCGCAGGGCTCTGGATGGTCTGTGCAAGGTTGCCTTGCACGTTGGAGGTCTGCTTCATAATGGCAATGTAACGCAGAACCGCCTTATCTGCCTGAGACAGGCTAGAAACCTGTTTGTTAAAGCCCAAAGCGAGGAGTTCCTGCTGTAACCGTGCCTGAGTCAGGTCGATGCCCAAACGGCGAATAGGCTCAATCTCACCAGAGATTGCGGAAGACATTGCGGTAAAGGTTTCTGCAACATTTTTGTTCCAGTAGGATGCCTCGTCATAGGCAAGTTGGGTCAGGTTCTTGGACAGAACGTATGCTTTATCGCTTGCCAAACCAAACGAAGTTCCCAAGCTCTGGATGGTAGCCATGTAGGTCATCGCTTTGGTTGGGTCAACGCCAAGCAAGCCCTGCATCTTGCTAATGAGCGCATCGGCTTCACCGCTCAGATTGCCCATAGCATTATGAAACAGGTCTGTTGCTTCATAGAAGTCGTTAAACTTCGCAACAGCGTTGCCAAGATACTCAGCAATAGCTTTCAGCGAAACCAGCTTTGCCATGTTCCGCATAAAGCCGTTCATCTGATTGGACAGGCTGAGATAGCTCTTGCGCTGCTTTTCATTGGCTGCGGTCACACGGTTCGCCTGTGTCACAACCTTGCTCAACTGCGGGGGGAGCTTTGCAAAGGCGTTGCCTACTTTGTCAAGCTGAGATGCAAGGGGAGTAAGGGCAGCAGAAATCTTCTGGCAAGAGCTTGCAAAAGAATCAAGGTCTGTCGTTTTCAGCTTGTCAGTCAGGTCAGGAACCTTTCCAATCGCATTGAAAGCACTGCCAAGAGCTTTAAGGTTCGATGCGTCCAGAATGGACAATGGAGCCAAAGCGTTAGTGAGCTGAGTAATGCTTCCAGACATGGAGTAAAAGTCCACGCCGTTCAAGCCAGACACAGCCGCAGGAATCTTCTTGATGGCGCTCACGACCGTGTTGATGCTCTTTGCGCTTGCGGTCGGGTTGACGTTGGAAAGTCCATTTAGAAAGCTGGTGATTTTGTCCAGCCCGGACATTCCAGCGGATGCCTGTTTCAGCGTTGCAATAGAACCGGCAAGCTTGTCAAGGCTGTTCACAACCTTTGTGACGTTGCCTTTCGTCCGCAAATTAGAAATGGCGGTAGCGAGCTTGTCGATATTAAGCTCTGCACCCTGCGATTCCGCAGAAATCTCTACGGATAAGCTCGTAATATCAACATCAGCCATCACTACCACCATCACTTTCCATCATAGAGAACATCATTCTCTTGATTCGCTCCTGCGCCTCAACTGCGCGTTGGTATTCATACTCGTCTTTCTCCTTTTGAGTAAGGGGAATCGGTCTATCCATGTACTTGATGGGGCTAGACCCTTTCTTACGGAACATATTGCCAACCGTAGAGGAAAGCGCGGATGCCATGTAAAAGCCATTTCTCCACGCTTCTGCATTAGCTCTGCGTTCCCGCAGCTCCTCTGCGTCACGGTAGACCTTTGCCAGCCAGACATCGCCGTACCAAAACTGGTCATAGGTCATGCCGATAGAGATGTAATAGGCTTCTACATCGTGGAAGAGCTTGGAGAAGGAGAACGGCTCTCCCTCTCCGTCTGCTTCCTGAGATTGTGCAGTTACACAATCTCCCACGTTGCGTTTTTTACGGTCTTGTCCTCAGTGTCAGTTGCCAGCAGAGACTTAGAAGCGTCCATGAACATCTCAAGCAGAACGCCCATCAGGTCTTCCTTATCCTCGATGTGCTGGAACATCTCGTCAACGACCTTGCGCTTGATGCCCTTGTTCCGTGCGATGAAAGCACCGTAGAACAGGGCACGGGAGTTGGACAGCAGATTGGTCATCTGAGTGTACTGGCCAATCTGAAAACCTGCACGTTCGGTGGCTTCCACGCTGTCACGGGTGAAGGTCAGCTCATAAGTGTTCTTACCATCGGGGGAATGAAAGTTGATAACCTTAGCAGCCATAATAAATGCTCTCCTTTATAAATAGGGGCAGAACCAAATCCGATGTTCAGTTCTGCCCGGTTTGATTGATTCGATTTTTGCGGTTTAGCCGCCATTGACAGTCAGAGTCTCGCTGAACTCAGGCTTCTTGGTGAAGATGCAGTTGATGGTCATTTCCACAACCTCGTCAACGCCGAAGCCGGACAGGCCAACCTGATGCATACCCTGCCAAGTGAAGCCGGAGCCGTCCTGCATCTTCAGGGCGTAATACTTCACGGTGTTACTCTCGGAAGTCTCATCGTAGCCAGCTTCCTTGACCTTCTTGTAGTCAGTCTTGTTGTAGTTGGCGGTGAAAGACTTGGTATCGCTCTGGATGATGCCAAAGATGTTGACCTGCATAGGGTCAGACAGAGTAGTGGCATCCAGAAGGTTAGGCTCGGAAATCAGGTCGGGCACATCCTTGATGTCGCACAGCTTCGTCAGGGCGGTTGCGCTGTCGCCACAATACAGGGTGGTATTCAGACCGGAGATAGCAGTACTCATAGAATGTTTACCTCCTTAGTTTCGGTAAATCATTCCGTCCTCTCCGATTGTTGCCCCATAGCTGCAATCAATCCGATAGACGGAATTGTTGTACAGCCCATTCAACGGGGCAAACGATTTTCGATAGAAATTGAGCGGTTCCAATACAGAATCCACAATGTCCACAATGGAGCGTGCTTCTGCAATGCGCCCGGTGTTCTTGTTAGAGTAGACCCGCACACGCAGAGAAACGGCAGCGTACTTGCTGTGTCCGGCAGAATCAATGTGTACAGGCAGATTGCTGTTTTCCTCTATCTGCACACACGGAAACTTCTTGACGTTGCTGTCATTGATTTCACCGGTGACGAAGATGCCGGGGACTTGCTTTCGCAGCTCCTTAGCAACAACCGTGAAGATAGAATTGAAATAATCAATCAACTATTCCAAACCTCCCTCCACGTTGCTTCGACTTGAGAAGCCATTTCCTCAACAGCCCCCCACATAGCCATAGCTGGCTCGTTGCCATCGGTGTAATTCAACTGCCCCTTGCCGGGAACAGTATCCACATAGGTTCCGGCATTACCGGGGTCACCGTAGTAGTACCAACGTCTGCCAGCACCCTTGCCTTGACCGTAGGAGCCATGTGCACCAACACCAGGCGGTAGTTCGCCACCATATCCGTTGTGATGTGCGCCAGTGCCAAACTCGATAAAGGCAACTGCCTTGCCCTCTGCAATGATGGTGCAGGTGTTCCCGTTTTGCTCAACACGGCAAGAGACATCGTTGTTACCGGCATATTCTGCATTGGCAAAGCGAACTTTCGCCACATCAAGCCCTTTGTCAGCCAACGCCTTTGCAAACTCCTGCGCCTTTTTGTTCAGGGTGGTCTTGTACTCCTGTATCTGACGTTCCGCATCACGAAGTCCGGCATCGCTCAGCCTCACTTTAATTTTCACTTGCAGCCACCTCTTTCAGCGCATACAGCGTGTCTGTAATATGCTCTGCGACCTTGACCACAGTGTAATTGAAAGGCTTTGAAACGTCCGTTTGAAACCAGACGTGTGTACCTTCGTAAAGCGGTGTGTTGCGCTTTTTGCTCGACGAACTGACAACATAGCTGTAATCCGTGAACGCCCCAAAAGGGCTTGCTTCAGCAGAACCAGTAGGCGGGCTGACGTTCAACATCAGCTTTGCAGGGTCACTCCACGTCTGCGATGTCTCGCCAGTTTCATTTCCCCATTCGTCCACAACAGGTTCTTTCTCGCCGATGGGGTTTGAATACCAAAGCGGGCGCTTGTCCAGAGGGCTTCCATTGAACATCAGCCGATAACACCTACTCTCGGAACCACTTCGTTCAGCAGGGACTGCGCCACATCGGAGCTTTCCCACACACGAGTGATACCGTTGTTGGTATAACTCGTCTGTCCGTTTGCGCCGATGTGGTTGTACAGTTCCGCTGCAATGCGTATCTGCAACGACTGATACTGCAAGGGTAACTCGTCCGGTTTGTTGCCGAAGGGGTAGCCCTGTGCAAATATCTTGTCTTTGGCGAAATCAAGCAGCAGGTCGAAGAGTGGGTAGTCCTCGTCCGTGATTTCACGGTCAAGTGCTGGGGCAATGTACTGCCCCAGCTTGACTGCCGCTTCGGAATACTGGTCTCCCATGCTGCTTTCCTCCTTTTGCCTTAGTAAGCCTTGATGCAGTACACAGCGTCCATGCGCTCAAAGGACGGCAGGACAATTTCAGAGACGTAGATGTTGGTGTTGACAGGATGCACGGTCTGCTCGGTGGTAACAGCAACGCCAGTGTTCACAACGGAAACCTGCGCGTTGGAGATGCCAGCCATCAGGTCGGCTTCCTCAGGGGTGGCAACATAGTACATATTGCCCAGAGAGCCAGAAGGAGCCAGCACGACATAGCCATCAGGCAGATACTTCTCAGCAGCTGCGGTTTCCTCCGGCTTGTACATCTTGTCGTACAGATGAATGCGGATGCCAGATGCGCTTTCGACAACAGAACGTGCCTCGGAATCGACAAGAACGGCGGTGGCGGTTTTCATAACCGTCAGGAACCGGTTCTTGATTTCATCCGCAGCAATCATCTTGTGGAAAGTGTTGGTGTTCATGTAGGCATCGGTGATAATCTCACCAGTGTTTGCCAGCACGGTGTTTGCGGCAGTGGTCATCGTGGCGATGGGGGTTGCAGTGGTAGGAGCGTCCCACTTCTCCTTAGTGGTCAAAGCCTTGTAATTGGACTGCTGCCAAGTGCCGTCCGGGTCATAATCGTAGACGTAACTCACGCCGTTGGACTCAATAGAGATGCCGGGCTTGCCAGTCTTAGGAGCCAGAAGCTGCCACACCATTCGCTCAGGCACAATGCGAGCACCGGTAATAAGCTGTGCGGTATCATCGTAGACACGATTGATAACGTCTGCCGCAAACTCCTGATTAGTAGCCAGAACAGAGATAATCTTGCGGCGGTCTTCCTCGTCAATGTGAGTGCCCTCACGGAAGAACGGCATATTGGTCTCGGTCATTTTGATGCCCTGACGAGTACGGAACGTAGCCTTGGTATCGAAAACGCTAGGCTTCAGCGAAACGCCAACGCCCTTGTGGCCACGCAGCCACTTCAGTTCCATGCTGACCTTCTTCCGAGCAGGGAACAGAGCATCGGAAGCATAGGGCTGCGCATTGGTCGGGTCGTTCGTCCAATAGGCGGCAATCGCAGCAGGGGAGAAGATTTCGTTCAGATTCAGTGCCATAATTTAGTCCTCCTTACTCGCTCTTTGCGCCAACATCAGTACGGCAGAAAACGGCGGGAACAGCCTTTTTCAGAGCGGCAATATCGTTTGCAGAATAGGTAAAGCCGGACAGCTTTGCCTTGTCCACATCAATAACGCCCTGAATTAGCAGTGCGCCATTGGGGTTGACGGCAGGGTCAACGGTGTGCAGCAGAATGCCAATGGCATCGGTAGCTGCGTCAGCAGCGCTAGTGCCAGTAGTGGCAGCAGCTTTCAGACCAGTCTTTGCCATGGGATAACCAGCCGGAACGGCATTGGTTTCCTTGACAGTAAAGGGAATGGCAACGTAGGTATCAGCAGCCAGAATAGTGCTTTCAGGAGCCGATACCGGAGTATTGGTGTACTTCATGTTTTCCTCCTTAATGGAAAGCAGTCATTGCGTCACTCGATGCCTTGTTTGCGTCTGCACGCTCCTGTGCGAAGCGTTTAGCAAAGGCAACACCTGCGCTATCTGCGCTGTTACCATTGCCATCCGCACCCGGAGGCGTGGGCATATCATTCAGCAGAGAAGCCTTGTATGCGGTGTCGTGGGCGGTCATAAACTCCGACTGGAACTTAAACACCTTGTCCATGTCGCCGTCAGCCAGTGCAGATGCAGCCTTTCCAGCCAGTTCAGCGTCATAACCCTGCGCAACGAACTTTTCACGGTAAGATGCAAGGGTTTTTTCCTTGACGAGGTTTTCCTTGTCGGCAGTCAGAGCTTCAATCTGCTTCTGCATTTCTGCCAGCTTATCAGCCTGTTCCTGTGCGGCGTTCTCGTCATCGGTGCGCTTTGCCTTGAGCTGCTTCTTGTACTCGGCTGCTTCACCGTTGGCTTTCGTCACGGCGTTGCGCAGCTTCTCAATCTCCGCGTTAGGGTCTGCAGCCTTTTCAAGCGCAGAAACAATTTCATCGGCGGTCATGCCCTCTTTGTAGGCATCACCAAGTAACGCTTTGTAGTTCATATCGTTAATTTCCTCCTGCGTTTTTTTACCGTTGCTTCCCTGCAACGCTGCGAAATTTGTATCCCGGCTTCCCTGCCGTGTTTATAGCAAAGGGTTATTCGCCCTCTGTTTCATTGTCGATTTTGCTTAGAATCTTTTTGAAAAGTTCAAGCTGTTCTTTAGAAGGTTCTTTCGGCTCTGTTTGAGCAATCGCTACATTGGCATAAAGAGCGGCTTCTTCAAGGTGAGTAAGCGCAATGCTTCTTTCTCGATTCGGCTCAATTTGCAAAATCAGCTTCTCTGCATATGAAAGTGAATCGTAAATATGCTGAAATAAAGCCATCTCTGCTCTTGAAAGTGCTCTGCCCTTATACATTGTTGCTTTCCTTTCCATCAGCCTGATTGCCGACCATTTTGTTGGTGTCAACAATATGGTCTGTGGGCTGTTCCTGCGGCTTCGGTGCTTTCCCATCCTTGCCTAGCTTTCCGGCGGCAATCAGGAAGGGCTTGCTCATTTCGTAAGCAGCCTGCGGGTCAGGGAACAGACCGGGCGTAGTAAACGCCAACTGCGGGTCAATGCTCTGATTAAGCATCTGTGCAAAAATCTGAACCTTGCTCTGCTGGTTATCGTACTGACGGCGGGGCAGTTTGATATTGATGTCGCTTGCCATCAGCTTAGAACCAGCCGTATCACGCAGAATTTTGAGCATCACAGACAGGCTTTGACGTTCCGAGAACTTGAACATATTCTCGTACTGCTGCGCCCTTGCCTCTGTGTGATTCCAGCCGTTGCGGACAATGACTGCGCCCACGTTGTCGGACGTTGCGTTCTCACTGCCAGTGGCGCTGGGCATAGCAGTCAGACTGCGGTACACGTTCAACATGGAATCAAGCAAGGTCTGGCTCTGCTGCTGGTCAAGTTCGTTTGCAATCTGCTTTACATCAGCGGCAAGACCAGCGGTAGACTTGATGGACATTGCGCCCATCTGCTTAACAGCATCCAGCGCTTCCTTGTCCACAAGACAGTTTACAAACACCAAGATGGACTGGATGAACTGCTCAACGCCGTCCAGACGGTTGCTTTCAAGATTGTTGATGGCATCCAGAACAGGGATGGCCGGTTCAAACAGCCCCATGCGCTCTGGGTTGAGCTTGTATTCGACCATCGGCAGCATTCCGAGGGAGTGATTTTCAGACTTTGTAACCTTGCCGTTGTCGATTTCAAAATACTGGTTTGGCGTATACACGCAAATCAAGTCGTTTAGGTCATTCTGATAATTGCGTGGGATGTGTAGCACATTGGCAATGGGCTTGTGACCGATGCCGGAATTGTAAATCACATACGCCATGTCCGGGTCGGGAACGTCCACCAATAGGGGCGTTTCGTCCGGGTAGTTGCCGTTGTACCCCCTGTCAGGAAGAACAATGCGGTATCCCTGTCCACACTCTAACATCCACTGCCAGAGCCGCCGATCAAGCGCATCCTTGCCCTCGTACTGCAAGGCGTTGGACAGGCGGGCGATTTCCTCACCGTCACCAGTTGCCGTTTCAGACCGCACATAAGAGCAGGGAGTGCCGCTCATGTAGCCTGTGTAGAAGCCCACGCACTCGTTGGCGTGGTTCTCTACAATGCGGTTGGTGATTTCAGCATGGTATTCCTTTGTGCGAAGGAGGACAGGTTGACTGCCCAAGTAGTAGTTGTGCAAAAAGCGAATCTCATTCTTGTTCAGCAGATGAATAGGCTCTGCTTTGCCCATTACCACTTTCAGTACATTTTCCCGATTGATTTCCGTTTCCGGCGTTTCAATCGGCCTGCGTCCGGTCAGCGGATTATTCAAAAATCCGCCAACGACCATTTGATACTCAGCCATGTGTTCCTCCTTTCCGGCAAAATAAAAAGCGCAGCAAGACAAACCTGTTAAGGTCTATCTCACTGCGCCAAAACTGCGCTTCAAAAGCTATTCACTTTTCCGGTGGATGGATGATTTTCACCCATCCTTCCCTTGTGTCTCCTTCGATAACGCCCTTGCATCTGTCGCACTTGAAATGGTATCGTCCGTCCACTTCGCCAAGATAGCGATTGCAGCGGACGTTCTTATAAATTGGGTTTTGACGGATACAAGGACAACAGATTCTAACTAGCATGAGCGCTCCTTTCGTTGGATTTTTGGAAACAGGCTGTTTGGCACAGACCCGTCAGAAGCCACCGGGAAACTGTTCGCACTTCCGGTCATGCTATTCTCCGCCCGGAGAAAGCCATTGCAGCCTTTGCATTCAGTTGTCGGACAGACGTAAACGGGTCAGCTGCAATTTTGGTGCTGCATAATGGATTTGAACCAATGTATGTCCGGCAATGCGTCGGGTGCTCTAGTCCTGAGCTAATGCAGCATAGAAACCCGGCTTAATTGTTTAACCGCTGCTCTTTGCAATGTCATGCCTAAACATTACATTGAGAGCCGGGAATAGCGGTGGAGGTTTTGGAGAATAAGTCCATGCAAAGCTAGGTAGTTAGTTGTGCTGCGTAACGGAATTGAACCGTTGCTTGCCAGAAGAGGGGGAGTATTCTGACATTCCCAGCCAGCAGGGAACGCAACATATAAACCCGGCGAATGGAAAGAGTGAAAAGCATTCGCCGGTAAAGGAGGAACACGCTCATTGACACGAAAGCGAGTAAAAATGACAAAACCTCGCTATGCCGGGCTATTCCTTAGAGGAAGCTGCAAAACTTCCTGTGTACATTATAAGCCTTGTCAAGTGGTGAAATCAAATAAATAGACCCAGCGAACACAATATATTGTGTTTTTAATCAAAATGGCCTCTTGACAGGCTCAATTTTACTGATTCCGTTATACAATTCATCGGCAAGCTGTGCCAGACTGTCCGGTGCATCATCGTGCGGAACTTTGCCAAGCTGTGTGAACATCGTCACCTGTTCCATGAACGCCTTGTACTCTTTTGACTGGTGTTTTTCGTCAAGGAAATAGAACCGTTTGATGTCCGGCGCATACTGGATGATTCTTGACAGTTTGCTTTGACCACTTGGCGCACGCTGGCTACGAACAGAGCAGTGATAGCCTTGCTGCCGGAGCTGGCTGTCTACCACGTCACAATATTCGTCACCGCCGTTGTTGGCTTCGCCGCGCACCACGTTGATTTTGTGCTGGATGATTTTGCCCACGACTTCCGGTCTGGTCACGGTCTTATCGCCATTATTGAACACAAGGTCAGGAATGAACACGGCATCACCATACACATAGGCGATAGGGCAAGCGGTGAAGTCCCCGCCGCCCCATGCAATATCCATAACCATGAGCTTGCGATCGGGCTCACCATCAGGCAGAACGCCATTAAAATATCGCAGTTCATCGGCAGGAAACAGTAGGCCTTCACGCACATAAGGCTTGCCCATGTACTTTGCCCCCCATGTTGCATCGTCAATGCTGGCTTTCATGTCGGCATAGTAAGCATCGTCAAATCCCACGCCGTAGTCATAATTGAAATTGCTGTGTCCATTCTCGTCCACAGCGGGAATCACCCGGAATCTGTACTTAGGATTGTCCGCATACTGGCTCTGGATGCGCCCCAGAGGGTCAAGCACGTTCCAGCGTGTGCCGACCATCAGCTCTAATGCGCCTTGCTTTTTGCGGTCTTTCAGCTGGTTCAGGTAGGCATCGTACTTGTTATTCAGACGCTCAACATTCAGGCTCTCCTCCAAGTCCTCGATCAGGTCATCACTGTACAGAACGCCGCCCTCGCCAATTTCAACAGCGCCAGTCAGCGTGCCGCCAATAGAGCGACAAGTCAGGGTGGGGAAGCGCTTCTTTCGGTTCAGGTCAACGCTTTCGTCCTTTGCGCTCTTGTCCACAAGTTGAACGTCAGGGAAGATTTTGCTCCAATTGTAAGTCACAGGGTCAGTGATGATGGACAGCACTTCGCCATAGAAGCCGTTTGTCAGCTTGTCGGAGTGTCCGCTCATAACCGATGCAACGTCCGGGCGGTTTCCCATAAGCCATGTGATGAAGAAAATGCACAGCGTACTCTTACCTACGCGAGCCGGAAGACTGACCCCCAAGAAATCTATCCGCTTATAAAACAAGTCCTCTAGGTCGTCTGCCAGCACTTTCAGCACTCTGCGTCTGGGCTGATAGAACTTCTTCTCCGGCGCACGGTTCCATTCAAGGTAGATGCAATAACTGTCGAACACATCTTTTGCTTCAAACAGGTACGTCCGGCCGATAATGTCATAGACCTTCGCCACGTCCTCGCCTGTTTTCATCTTGCTCATCATGGATGCACAGACGGAGCGCAACTCCCCAGAGTATTTGTAAGCATCGAACCGATTGTCTTGCGGCAAGGCATCTCTTAGGTTCACGACCGCCTGAAACCAGTCCTCATAGACCTGTGCTTCGGTCGGATTTTGCTTTGCATACGCTTTGATGCTGTCGATGATAGCGATACACTGCTTTGGCTGCATAAAAAATAGGCACCCCCTACCTGAAAATGTAAAGAGTGCCTACAACTGCACAAAAATCAAATATTCGGTTTTATTCTCCAGCTTTGAAATTGTAAATCGGCTTAATATGCTTTACAATATCAACGGTTGGAGAGATTGCGTTGATGATCTCCTGCGCTGGCTTATATGCCATCGGGCATTCATCCAACGTGGATTCATCGGCTGACGTAGTGTAAATTCCGTTCATCTGCTTTTGATATTCTTCAACGCTGAATGCTTTTTTAGCCGCTGTTCTGCTATATAGTCTGCCAGCACCATGCGGAGCAGAGAAATTCCAATCAGGATTGCCCTTACCAACACAGATAAGGCTTCCGTCTCTCATATTAAGAGGAATAATCAGCTTCTCGCCCTCTCTAGCAGATACAGAGCCTTTTCGGATAATATCATCCGATTCATCAATATAGTTATGAACGGTTTCAAAGAAGGACGCATGGGTCAGCATAGAATCGATTCCAACACCGTCTAAAATGGTATGCATGATTCTTGCTCTATTCATCCTTGCAAAAGCCTGACAAATTCGCATATCATTAAGGTAGGAATCACGTTCTTCGCCTTCAAGATAGCAAAGCTCATTCGGAATATCAGGGAACTGAACATCCAATTCTTTGATTTTTTGCGAGATTTCCTGTTCACGGCCTTGTTTTTTCAGTTCCGCAATCACACGTTCCGTAGCTTCTTTTCTTTTGTTCTTTCCTTTGATATTTGAGATAGCTACATTTTGATGATACTCTGCGACTTGCTTTCCAAGATTTCGGCTTCCAGTATGGATAACAAGATACTGGTTTCCCTCTTCGTCCTCGTCCAACTCAATAAAATGATTGCCACCGCCCAAAGTACCCATGCTGCGAAGAATCCAGTCAACATTATGTAGGCTATCTTTGCAGTCAAGCTGGCTAAGGAAAGAATCTGACATTTTCTGCGATTCGTGAACATTCATTCCAGCCGGAACTCGTTCTCTGATTACTTTATCTAACTTTTTCGGATCGATATGTTCAATTCCGAGTTCAGCGACAAGCATCCCGCAGCCAATGTCCACGCCCACAATATTCGGAATGACTTTCTTCCCCAAGTTTGCCGTAAACCCAATTACGCACCCGGAACCAGCATGAACGTCTGGCATAATGCGAATTTTGCATCCGTCAACAAAGCTCTGATTACAGAGCATGAGAATCTGCTCAGACGCTTTGTCTTCAATGTTGTCCGTGAACACCTTTGCGGACGCATATTTCCCGTCAATCGTTTTCAACTTGTTCTCCTTTCTTGATTGGTTTTATTCTAGGTTGTGAACACTTTCACCTGTTCTGTTCAGCAATCCGATACCATGTCTGGCGGGTCACGCCAAGCTGTTTGGCAGCATCCGTGACCGTGAGAATGCGCTTCTCCACCTGCTCATGGAGAATGTCAAAGAGGTTGCGGTCATACTCGGTAGGCTTGCGACCTTCCTTGTAATCAGGACGCTGGCTGGCAATTTTCTTGCCCTCTCTGGTGCGTTCAACAATCATGTCGCGCTCAAACTCTGCAAAGGCAAGCATCACCGTGCGAATAACCTTGCCGGTTGGGGAATTGTTCATAACCCCCATGTTCAGGATGTTCACCGAAACGCCCTTATCAATGAACTGGTCTATCAGTTCAAGGCCATTCTTAGCGGAACGGGCAATACGGTCAAGTTTCGCCACGATCAGCGTATCTCCCGGCTGGATTTCATCCATTAGCTTATCCAATTCAGGCCGATGCAGCTTCGTGCCGGTGTAAACATCTGAAAAGATTTTCTGTGCGCCGTTAGCTTTCAGAAGTTCCGACTGGGCTTCAAGACTATTGCCATCAATCGCCTGTCCAGCGGAACTGACACGAGCGTAACCGTAGATCATTCAGATTCACCGTCTCTTTCAAGAACCTTAAGAACAAATTCATCCGATGCAACATCAGCACCAATAGGCTGAATCACGATTTGGTATTTCATTTCTTCCAAGAGCATTGCCATTGTGGACAGCTTCAAATCATCCGCATTAACACGGTTTGTTACATAAGAAGAAACTTCATATTTCATTTGCCTCGCAAGAGATGCAGAAGTATATCCTCTGATTTTCATAACGGAGCGAAGAATGTCCCCTGAATTGACTTTATTTTTGGTTGCGCCACCCTTTTTCTTTTCTGCCATTTTCTTTGAGCCTCTCTTTCAGCCCAATGATAACACATTCTTATGTTTATGTCAACATCTTCTTGTGTTTTTTGCGAATTTTTACTATCAACATGGTGGTAAAACGGCTGTAAACTTTTTCGTTGCTTTACAAACTGTATACTTGAATAGTAGCCTTACGAATTATCGAAAAATATACTTTCGAGCTCTACCATTGAAGTAAACTAATCCGTTTACAAAATCATTATCAAATAACGTAAATTTACGTTAGAATGAGTAAAAATCAGAAATATCTGATGCAAATTATACAAATTGGGCTGTTGACAACTATATACCAAGCGTCTATAATCTAAGACAGCAGAACACACGATAAATTAGCCAACAACGGTAGATTTATCCTTTGTGGCATAAAAAATAGGCCATCAGCACCACCGACCAAAGTTGCACTGATGACCTATTCCACCACAAAACAGAAGCTGCGCAACCAAGGGCGCAGTCTCGGTTTCTGTCAATTATTATAGCAGAAGCAGACCGCTTCTGCAATAGAAAGGAGCAAAAAACATGAAATTTCCCACGACAACCGAAGAATTTCTGAAAACCATTGCCCATGGCAAAGAGCCGACCAGTGAGGACAGGGAGTACGCAGAAGCGCTGGGTAAGCTGTCCGAACTGAACTACCGGGCAGGGTACGAAGCGGGAGCATCCAATCAGAATGAAAAAATCTGATGCCAGCACTAGTGAACACAATATATGGGGTGTATTTTCTTGACATCCTAATATTTTGCGGTTACACTTATTGCACAGCAAAACGAAAGGGGGTGAATGTGTATGAGCAGTCCTTACGCAGAGCGTTACGGTCACACCGTTACCATCAGCGTTACGGAGCGGCAGTTTGCAAGCTTGCAGGAATACTGCATCAAGAACCGGGTATCCATCTCTGCTGCTTTCCGTGAAGCGTTCTTCACGCTGCATCCGATGGATTCTACCAATGAAAACGAAAAATGATACGCTCGCTAAAGTTTGGCGACAGAAGCGAACGTATCATCACACACTCAGAGAGTATAGACCCTCTTTGGGTTATTATACCAGAGATGGCCTGCTCTCGCAAGATAGAAAGGTCAAATTTCTATGAATAATAATCTTGAAACCATCCGAATCTTCTCCGAAGATGTTATCCCCGTGTACGACACCGACACTGGCGAAAAGGTTGTGCTGGGTCGAGAACTGCACGAGCGGCTCAAAATCAAGACCGCATACAAAGACTGGTTCCCTCGTATGTGCGAGTATGGTTTTGTCGAAGGTACGGACTATTCATTGGTCGCTCAAAAATGCGCAACCAATAATCCGAAAAATCCGTATACTACTCGTACAGAGCACGTTATCACTCTGGACATGGCAAAGCACATTGCAATGATTCAGCGGACACCTGAGGGTATGGAGATTCGCCAGAAGCTGATTGACCTTGAGAAAAACGTGTCCGTCAACCAGTTCGCAGGGCTTTCTAAGGAACTGCAAGCAATCCTTGTGATTGACCAGCGCACCATGAAACAGGAGCAGCGTATTTCCGCTCTTGAGAATACTATGACCATCGACTACAACCAGCAGCGTGTGTTGAAGCGTGTCGTGAACACGGTGGTCATCAACGCTCTTGGCGGCATGGATAGCCCGGCCTACAAGAGCCGTAGCGTCTCTCAGAAGTTGTTCATGGAATGCAACCGGGACATTCAGGACTGGTTCAATGTAAACAGCAGAAATAACGTGCCGAAGAAGAGGTTTGATGAAGCTGTCGAGTGCATCAAGAAGTGGAGACCGTGTGCGAACTCCGTTATGTTGGTTCAGGTCACGAACGGCCAGACCCAGATGCCCATGTGAAAGGAGAACAACTATGCTTACCGCAGATAAGATTCAGGATATGGGGGAATACCTCAACTACGCTTTCGAGACCATGCTGAAACTCTGGCGCACCGTTGACTACGGCGAGTGCGTCCACGAGCCTGTTATCGCTTGTGACGGAAAGGTTGTCGATAGCGGTCAGCTTTCCTTTGAACCGGACGAAAACGGCGAGATCGAGCCGGTTCTGCTCCGGGACAACAAGTGCATCATGCACGATGTGAAGTATTGGATGCCCTTGCCCAATGTTGAGTATCATCCCTATCACGCTGAAATCGTGAAGTAAACAGCCTATAAGAAAAGCCAGTGGTTAGAGAACATCTAGCCGCTGGCTTTTTGTGTTATGCGTTTATTCCTCTACAAGGTCTGCGTACTTGACTTCAATACGGGGCAGTTCATCGGTAGTGCTGGTCAATGCTCTGGTGATTTTCTCAAGCCCGGTGAACTCACCGTAGACGTTGATAATGTCATCTTCCAGAATCTTCACAGCATCGCCACCACGCTTATCCAGCATATAATACTCGTCATCGGCATAGAAGCCGTATCCGCTGTTGTCCGTGTAGGTTCTCCATGCTTTTTCGCCGCCGGAGAAGTTTGCGTCAATAATCTGCGAGACCTTTACCTTGACAACAATCTTGGTGCCCTCATACTTTTCAGGATAACGGCACAGCTCCTTATAGTCCACAGTCTGGCACTCAGCCTTGTAATCATCCTCGCTGATTTCAGGCACAGACGCAACGGAAGAAGCGGTGGATGCACTTGCCTTAGTGGTGCTACTGCTTGCAGAGCCGTCAGAACTGCTGCTAGAGCCACCAATAGCAGACAAAACAATCAAAACAATGATGGCGATAAACCACCAGCGCTTGTAGATGGGCGGCTTGTTCTTACCGCCACACTGAGGGCAGACCTTTGCACTTGCGGCAATCTCTGCGCCACAGTGCTTGCACGTTGTCATTTTACTTTTAGCCATTGTAGATTCCTCCCTTTCAAGGCTTGTAAGGCAAGTATAGCACAGAACACAGACCCTTTGTAGGGGTCTTTTTGTTTTTGCGGGAAATTTTTGAGATTGGCGATAGGGGTGGGGTGTTTTTTGAGCCTTTTTTATTTTTTCGGTGGTGACGGGATTCACCTGCCCCACCCCCGGCGTTCCCTGTATACCCTGCCGGTGCATCCCCGCCCACTCCAGCGCACCCGGACAGACTGTACAGCACAGGCAGCAGGGCAGGCCATGCCAGATGCAAGGCAGACCTTACTGGCGGCGATGCTGGAGGGCGGGCAACGTGTCCGAAACTGTGCAGATTTGGACACACTCAAACATGAACGATTTTCAACACAAGAATGTGTGCAAAACCATTGACACCAACACAAGAATGTGTTACTATATAGACAACACAAGAATGTGTTACACCACCACAAAACAGGAGGACAAAACCATGAAAAAGACCATTGATTACACCGCACTTGCTGATACTATCCGCGCAGAACTCAACGCCCGCCACGATCGCAGCGCATGGGATAAAGCTGTTACGTTGTACGCTCTCGACCTGCTGGACGATGTGCAGGAGGGTGCAAACAATATGGAGCGCCTGCCCATTGACGGTGCAGAGCTTGAACAATGGGCGCTCAACGGTGCAAGCTGCTGGGAGCAGTACAGCAACGGCGGTGGCTCCATCTACTATAACGCTGATATTGCCGCCCGTGTCTGCACCCCGTCCGAACTCAAGCGCAAGCGCGGCGGAACGTACGAACCTAACAGCCGGGAAACGTGGCTTGACGTGCAAGCCCGCGCACTGTATCAGGCTTGCAACCGTATCCGCACTATCTGCCGCACCAACGGCTTATATTGCAAGGGGGTGCAGTAATATGATTGCATTTGATGCAACCCAATGGGCAGCCCTCTGGTACGTTGGTGGTATGATTTCCGGCGCGCTTGTTATGATTGCATTTCTTAACAGCTAATGGAGGGCTAAAAAATGACGTTGTTCGAAGAAAAGGTGAACGAATACCGCGAAAACAAGCGGCTTTTGGAAGAGCTGGAAGCAATGAACGAAAGTATCAAGGCTGATATTATCTGCATGATGCAGGGCGCGCCAGAGATGGCACAAGGCACCGCAAAAGCCATTTACAAGGATGTGCAAAGCGTCCGCCTAGATAGCAAGCTTTTGAAGACGCTGCACCCGGATATTTACGCAGAGTGCAGCACCCGCACAAGCTACAAGCGGTTCAGCGTGGTATAAGGGGGTTATAACATGATCGACGAAAAAAGATTTAGCTGTGCACTTGCTGCACTCGATAAAGCCGGACAGCACCAAAAAACGGCAAAAGATAAAGCATATTATGACGGTATGCTGACCATGTTGCGTGTAATCGTTTCTAACGGCTGGCAAGATGACATTTTTGTGCGCCGGAGTGACAGCGGAACACACTATATTTTCGACAAAACAGCCGAAGGGCGTATTTAATGGGAGGCGCTGCACATGATATTTTCTTGCATTCTGTTTTTCTTCTGGTTTTTTTCGGCACTGTTTAAGGCGTCAAAATAATGGAGGGCTTATATTATGACTAACAAGGGATATAATGCAATAACAGGGTTGTATACAAACCGATACTATGCACGCAAGGCCGCAACGGGTGCAGACGTTGTTGTCAAGGTTTGCGGCGGCTATACCATCATGACGGCAACAGATTATAATGTTTGGCGCCGCCAGCGCTGACGCACTTTTATATTCAACCCCGCCCCAGTCCGGCGGGGTTTTTCTTTTGCCTTGCACCTGCTGAGGATGCAGGGCTTTTATTTTGCCTTGTTGCAATGCAACCCAATACAAGCGTTTACAGCGGCCTTTCTGTCGCTCATGCAATTATACCGCCTAAACTCCAAAACCGTTTACAGGGCTTTGCAGCGGCTTTTCCGTTGATTTGCCCCATTCCAGCGCACACAATACAGCATCCACACAAGCCGCATATACACCACCTGTGCCACGCCGGAGGGCATACCGTCAAGTGCAGCCCCTTCACCGATACCAGATACCACCGCCACGCCGGACGCTGTACAAGTCAGCACAGCCGCCTATTACAATAAGGTATATAAGGGGAGCGCAAATCATGCCAGCCCGGCGGGGTCAGCTCCTGCCGTGTGTGGATCGCTGGCAAGTGCTGCACCCGGCGCACCTGCTGAGGGGTCAGCGTCTCCACCTATACAGGGTCAGCCCGGCGGTCTGCTGCCCGGCATTGATGGACAGAGAGCAGACTCAACAGCGGGCGGGCGGAACCATTGACGGCTACCGCCGTATCTCTTTTCGGGCTTTCGCCCGATAGCCAATAGAGGTCAGCAATAGTCGCAGCGTTCCGACTGGAATAGTCGTAGCTTCTCCCGGCGGATAGTCGTGGAATAGTCGTAAAGTCGTCAGATGACAAGCATTTGAAAGTCCTATATATCGTATAGTAACGAGTAGTTTGCTGATAGTCGTAGAGTAATAGTCGTAGCATTTTCTAACTAATCATCGTTAAATAGTCGTGTATTTTTTGCGAGAAATAGTCGTTCGCCTTTTAGGAAAAGAGAGGTGCGATAGTCGCTAAGCCATCAGACCTTCCCAAAATCAATATGTGTCTTGACACCTGTCAATTTTAATCCCCATCGCATTACCTCAAAATCTTTAACAATCGTACTTATTATAATAGTCGCAGATAATTACTCAATCTTTTTAGCTATTATTTTACTGGCATCCCCGTTCACACAATACCTCAGTATTTTTAACCAATAAAATAAACCAGTCTTGTTGATAAGACTTGCAACCAACTTGCAATTATCTTGATACTAACTTGCAACTAAGCTATGCAACATTTCTACATATCCAACCAACTGCAAAATGAAATCAATTCTCCATGTGAAATAGTCGTAGCAGTTGATTGATTAGATGCTATTACCCTATGCAGGTTAGATGCTGTTACCGTTAGAGGTCACCCGGTCGGCGCGGTGCGCCGGACGATAGAGGGTGACGTAACGTAGAGGTTAGCTAGACGATCTGCCTATATTCAGCCAATAAGAACCTGACAGAAGATGCTGGTTACGGTCTGCTCTGCTGGCTAACGGTATAGTTTTGGAGATAGAGGGTTGCAGGGAGAAAGAACCTTTGCAAAATATTTGGTTGTCATTTTCAGTTGTCGCAGTTGTCGCACCATTTTGGCGTGGGGGCCTCAAACAATTTATTTGTTTGAGGGGGGAGTTAGGGGGATTATAGGGGGTAATAGGGGTTGTAGGGGAAAGAGGGGGAAGAAAGGGGGGAAGATTGGATGCGAACGCATGCAAGCGCATTCATTTGCATGCAAACGCATAATGCTGATAGTCGTAGCCATATCATTCCAAACGCCACTCGATCGAGACGGTTCCTGCTCAAAATCAGACTTTGCCATTTTCTCTCGATAAATAACAGACGAAAAAAGCATGGAATAGTCGCAGAGGGTAGTTTTACCACCTGATACCATTCCATGCTTTGTGATGCAGTAGTTTTGTAGCCGCACGAGCTAAGATTAAATATTCTTGGCTTCTCGTGCCTTACGCAGACGTTCTGCCAGAGCTGTACGCTGTTCTTCGCTGATTTCACGGGTGATGGGCGAGCGGAACTTCACAAGACGTTTCGGCATCGAATAGGTCTTGGATTCCTTGCACCGCTTGGCAGACAGCTCCTCCATGAACTTGTACGTATCAGGAAACTGCTCACAGAGCTTGTCCAGCTTGCGGATATAAACCGGGTCTGCTGTGTAGACTTCTGCGGTATCCTCCGCTGCGTTAAAGGTGATGATGGTTTCACGTTCGATGTTGGTAAGTGCCATAGTTGTTTTCTCCTTTACGTTATTTCTGGATGATATTCAACTCGTCAAAAGGTTTTTGCTCTTTTTTTGCTTTGTTCCGTTCTTTTTCCAAACGCTTTTCTCTACGTTCACGCTCTGCACGTTCGTGCTGCTCTCTTTCTCTGCGCATACGCCGAGCATTCTGGCTTGCAATGATTGCTGCGACAACTCCACCAGTGTTTACAAACATAGTTTTTTCCTCCTGTATTTTGTGTAGTGAAAAATATTTATGGGATTTAGACGGTAACTTTATCGCCCAGACCCTGTTATCTATTTTTCTTGCCTATTCTACTGTGACGATACGAGCGCAGAAACGATGTTACATCCACACGCATTCTTTGAACTGCTGTGTTTCCATCTGGAACGTGATGTCCAGCGTCCCCACGTTGCCCTCTTTGTTCTTCTCAAGCGCAAAGTGATAATGCTCTTCTGGTCTCTTTTGCGTTTTTACTTTCTGCGCCAGCAGGATGATTGCATCTGCGTCCTGCTCAATCTGTCCGCTCTCTCGCAAGTCTGCGGCAGTTGGCGGGATACCAGCTCTTGCGGTCTCTCGATTAAGCTGCGCCAGTGCTACCACCAGTGTTCCTGTGGACTGTGCAAACTCATGCAGTGCCATGCTAATCTCCGTGACAGCACTGTATCGGTCTTTCGCTCCGGCTTGATGGATAAGCTGCAAATAGTCGATGAACACCACTTTGGCTTGCATCCTGATGGACTGTGTTCTAATCCATCCAACGCCCTTTCCGGCAGCAGAGCGAACGAACAGCGGATATTTCTTGATAGCTGCCAGTCGGTCAAGCTCGTTAATGCTGACGGTCTTGTTTTTGACCGTGTGAAGCGGTACACCTAGCTGGTTTGCGATAATACGAGCATAGAGGGTATCAGGGTCGGTCTCTAGGCTGAAATACGCCACCTTACGTCCGTTCTTGGCTATTTCACAGGCAAGTTGCAGGGATAGAGCAGTCTTACCGGCAGACGGTCTGCCGCCGATGATGACGAAGTTTCCCGGCACAAGATGCAAGTTGTTATCCAGCACTTTAAGCCCTGTGCTGATATACTCCGGCTTATCGTCTAGCTTGCGGATGTAATTGTCTATGCCGTCGCACATCGGGATGAAATCGCTTCTCTCGTTGTGTAGGTTGATAGCTTCGCCTAGCTGCTCATAGATGCCCGTCAGGTCTGCGTATCTGGTCGAGCCATCAACGATTTTGAACGCAATCTCTCTGGCTCTGGACAACGCTGCCTGTTCCTTGACGATTCCAGCCCATCCAAGCATCATGTCATGGGTGACGTTGCGGATGAACTCTGCACCGAAGGCATCAAGGCATTCACCCATTGCTTTCTTGCAGTTATCGTACCGTCCCATGACTTCTACCGGGTTCCATTTGTCGTTGTGTTCCCAATATCCACGGATTGCAGCGAATGTATCATGCAGTTCAGGGCAAAAATCGTCGATTTTAAGGTCTTGCAGTACATCGGCGTACTCCGAGAACGTGAGGACTGCCCCAAGCAGAATGTATTGGGTCTGATTTTCAATATTCACCGCAGAAAGTCTCCCTCGTCAGGCAATTCAGCCATCGTCTGCTGGCAGCCACCGTTCCAGTCCTTCACGTTACGCATCCAGTTCCGTGCAGCAGCTTTCCAGTCTTTCATAGGCGACTTGCCGACCTTCCATCCATTTGCCGTGAAGTGGTCAACAAACCGTTCTGCTTCCAGTTCCGTGTAGCCCTTTTCGGAAAAGTAGGCTTTGGCTTGCTCGATAGTCGGCGCAACGAATCGTTTTACCGGTTCTTTTTCTTTCTCACATTCTTTCTTTAATCCATATTCCTTTTCCTTATCCTTATCCATAGGAAGGGAGGCTTTTCGACTGGCTTTTTCATTTTCAGAAAGGGGGCTTTTTGATTTTTGAAAAAAGGGGGTTTTCGGTCTGCCACCATTTTTGCCGTATTCATGTAATTTTCTGCTAGAATCCAGCGTTGGTTTTACCAAAATCCACATCGGTTTTATTGATTTTTTGAGCGGAAGTTCAACGCCATTGATGCCATATTGGACGATTGCGTAGATAAAATCCTTGCAATCTTTCTCGCTTAATTCGCTTGCAGCATCAAGATATGATGCAAAAAACTTAAAATCTTGCGCCATTTTCAGTCCTCTTTGTAGCGTTTGTTCCATGCTTCGATAAGGTTGGCTTTGATTTTTGCTTTTTCGCTTTCAGGAGAATCAAGCGTATAACTTCTGCTCTCCATGAAAATTCGACATTTGCACTTATTATTTCCATGTCCTCTTGTAACAAACATCCATAATTCGGAATCATGGCTTGTTTCCGCAATAGCCACTTCTCCACCGCAGAACGGACATCTCTTGAGTTCTGTCATTTTCTAAATCCCTCTCTCGTTCTCATAATTCGTTTGAAAACTTCATGTAGCTTTGCGCCTTTACGGTATACAGGTCTATTGTGCTTCTGCTTAATGCAGCCGCACTGCATTTCGGACTGTCTGACAGCATTTGCAAAATGTTCAGCTGATGCAGCACATCGGTTCATCGCTTCTGTTAATGCTTCAAATCCATCCATCTTTAATCCTCCTTTGGCTCTTCTGGCGCATACGTCCAGTGCGTTACAGTGTACCAATCAGCGTGTTCCAATGGGTCGTTAAACTCGTCTCTCCACGCCTTTTTTCCGAATGCTGGTGCATAGAAACCGAGCCTCATGTACCGCTCATAGTCGTTTTCGTTTTGGTAAATGTGTTTTACCATCAAAATCAGCATTGGAGCATCTGACGGCGGCAACTCATCCTGCACGGAATGCCATACATATTTGTCCATAATCAATCCTTCGTAGGCGGTTCAGGCATAGGCATCCAATGTGTAACATTTTTGAATGGGATGCACTCTCTTGCTTCACACCAACCACCGTTTGCATCATAATAGGCTACCCAGTCACCAGCTTTTTCGTCGTGAGCCAGAACATAATCGCTGGCAAAATCGTTTTTCGGAATATCGGGCAATCTATCCTTGACATTAATCCAATTGCTCATGCTCATCACCTCATATCATCGGAAACGCCATCCAATGCGTTACCGTCACATCTTTCGGCAGTCTCTCGCCTATCTCATCCCAGAACTGACCGTCTGCATAACAGCCGAGAAAGTACGCCATCGGCGAAAAACCTTGCAACATTTTTCCATCTTTATCACGCCACGTTGTCTTAGTTGCAAGCAGCAAAGGCTGCGTCCGCTCTCGCGGCGGTTCGCTTGCTGGATGCCAAAGTGTGTTAGCCATTTTTATACCCCGCAGTAGCAAGAACGACTACACATCCAATTAAGAAAATAGCAACATTAATAACCGCACAAGTAACAACCTTGATAACGGTGCTATCAATATATTCGTCCAAAATTTCCCAAAGGATATATCGCTCAAACAAATAAATGGGAGATACAAACAATATACCTACCATCGTTGTCAAAACGATGCCTAAAGCGACTTCATATATCGGCATTGCCCTTTCTCCCTTCAATCTCCGTCCCACACACCGTCAGGACGCATCTTTGCAAACGCTAGCAGACCGCACAACGCACGTTTTGCATTGCCTTCTGTGGCGTTCCAGTAGTTGCTGTTGTCTACATCGTCACCTAGTGCAGAAATTGCCTTTTCAAGCATCGGAATGCTCTCTGCGCCTGTTTTGCCGTAGATGGAGCGGATGCCACCCTCACCAAACACTTCCGGTCGATAATAGAAGTGACCGTAATTATAGGTGACGTTGAGCCACAGTTCTTTCTTTCCGCCCATAGCGCGCATACCACCAGCGATAAAATGCGTACTATCTGCTTTGAGCGGTTTGTGCGTTACTGGGTCGCACAGTGAAATATCATAGCTCATTTTCTCATCCTTTCGCCAGCCATACAGCCAAAAATCCACCGCAAAAGGTAACGGCGTTGATAGCTGTCACCATTATCGCATGAATAATTGTTGATCGTTCTGGATGCTTCCATGACCATTCAAGTGAAATGCTATCGGTCATATCCCAAAGAAACATTTCAAGAGCCGTAATAAAGGCTCCAACGAATAATGTTATAATTGACCCAAGAACAAATATGATGAGCGTATCTTTAGTTGTCATTTTCTCTTTTCTCCCATTCCTTGCATCCGCGTTCGTCCCACACGAAGTCTGCAACATGTTCTGACTGGTCGTTCACACACACGCCCTCCGGCTCTGCGTACCATTTGCAAAAGCCGCAGGACGGCTCGGATTTGTTCTCGCAGGATTCTGCTGTGCATCGGATAGCCTTGCCAGCAGAAAACTGCTTGATGCCCATGCAAGAGCAATGTTCGGTGGTGCAGTAAACGTCCATTATCTCTCCCCTCTCTTTCTCTTTCTGTTGGCATTGAATTGCCCGATCACGCGCTTATACTCCTCATAGCACTCCGGACACAGGTCGCCTGTGTCTCTGCGCCACGCCCAGCCATTGAAGTATTCGTCAGGGTTCATCATTCTGCCGCTCAAAACTGCTCCGCAGCGGTCGCACACTCGCTTGTGGTAGATTCCTCTGTCGGTCTGCATTAGTTGTCCTCCCCAACGTCCTTAAACAGGATTTCTTTGTCGGCTTTCCAGTCTTTGATTTTGCACGGAATATCCGTGCCCGGCACGGTCTTTTTCAGTCCATCCATCTGCCAGATGTTCCATGAGATGATAGCAGCCATGTTGCGAACCTTCCCAGCGTCAGGCTCTATGCCGAACAGCCACTTAAAGTTCTCTCGCCATGTCAGGAGCATATTTGCTCTTGCAAGCAACAGGCTGTCGCCCTGCCACTCATAGCCGTATGTAGTCGTCGCTGCGTCCTCTGCCACATCGTGCCATGTCCAGACATTCCAATCAAACCAGTTGTTTACACATTTCAGTTTGCGGTCAAACAGTCCTTTCCGCCTTGGTACTGGAATCTTTTTGCCTGTTACCGTGTCGTATCGGTTCACAAGAAATGGTGCTTCTCCGCAGGTGATTTCAAGGACTGTCGAATGGATGTACTTGATAGGCTCTTTCTTTATATCGGGCATCGCACCGTTTTCTTCGCCCATGTCTATCATCTTTTCGCAGACCCAAGAAGGAGTGAAAACCTCTGCTTTTGCTTTGGTTCTCTTCTTCTGCTCATCCAGACGCTTGAGAACTCGTGGCACTGGCTGGCATTTCTTGATTTGTTCTAACGTGATTTCATCCGCAAAGCCCGCGCCCAGTTCAGGCGGTGGCTCTGTCGCCCAGATGATGTTTTTGCCGGTCGTACGGTCTTTCAGCAAGATAAACAGCACCGCTGACAGAATCGGGTCGGAGAAGTCAACCAACAGTTGTTTCATTTTCCGTTACCTCTCTGTACTCCACGTCAATCTCCTTCGGCAAAGCCGTCTGGTACTTTTGGGCAAGCTGCTCTGCGCTTTGGGCATCGCCCAACGGCTGTTCCGGCGGAGCAACGGTAACTTCCACGTTGTCACGCATACCAAAGTAGTTCTTGGCTCGGAAAATCCACTCTGCCGGGTTCTCCTGGCCGTACATACCGTTGTACGCCCACATGGACTGCATTTGCAGAATCAGCTTCAGGATGTACTTCTGCTGCAAGCTGTCGTCACGGCGCTTGCCTGTCATAATCTGTCTCAGGCTAGGCCATTCGATGCCCAGAACCAACGCAATCCATTCCACCACAGGGGAGATTCTGGCTTCGATGCAAGCGTCAAAGAAGAAGTCAAGGCGTTGCTGCACTTCAATCGGGTTGTTCATGTCCACGCTCGGAAGGTCACCAAAATACTTTGCTGCAATCATGCCGATGACCTTCTTGTCCTCTTCATTACCGATTCTCGACTGCAAATCCCCTGTGTTCATCATCTTCAGCTTCTCGATAGCCAACGCCTGTTGCTCCTTTACCTTCTTACTGACCTGTGAACGGATGCTCTTGTTCTTGTTGAGGTTCTGTATCCGCTTCTTCTCACGCTCTTTTTCACGCTTCGCAGCGGCTTGCTCTTTTGCCTTTTGCGCTCGCTTCTCACGCTTTTTCTTTTCAGCTTCGGTCAGCGGCGGTCTGCCACGACCACGCTTCGGGGGTGTTGCCATGTATTAGACCTCCTTTGGAGCGGTCGGCAGTTCTTTCCACCATCCTGCGTATACGAACTCGTTATTGTAGTCGTCAACAAATTCGTTATCAGGTGCACCGGGTTCACGGTGCGCAATGAAAATCGAGCATCCATCCCAAACAAGAACAGACTGATAATCAATTGGCAAACCGTCTCTAATGCTAATCCAATCGCCCATACTCTCACCTCTTCATTTTCGTTTCAATTTTATCCAGCTCGGTTGCAATCCACCAGATGGAACAGCAGTTGTCTAACTGCCGCCACCAAGCGCACTTTTCTTTCTCGCAGATGCACCGCCCAAGCGGATTGCTGGTCATCTTCATCGGGCAGTAAAGTTCGTTGTCCATTGGTTATTCCCCGTTCATTTCATAACATTTGCTTTCGTTATCGTTGAGTCCCAAACACCAAGCTAACTCGGAAGCAATTTTCTGATAAATGCCTTTGGCGTTAAGCTCAGTTTCGGATTTCGCACAGCTGCTATAAAGACCATACAGAAAAGCTAGTCTTTCACGCCCTACCATGTTAATTTCCTGAATCATCATTTCCACCCCATCACAACAGCCGTACAAACGACCAGACACACGTTGACGAACGCCCAGACGAGCATTGCTCGCTGTTTTTCAAACAGGCTGTTCGCCATGTTCTTGATTGTCCGTTCAGACTGAACTACTACCGCCAGCAGGACTAAGCAGACCAGCCAGCGGGTTACAAATTCAAACATTGTTAGCTCCACCTTTCTCTCAACTCTTTTTCTACCTGTTCTGACTTTGCGGTGATGTAATCCGCAAACTCGTCAGTGGTCATGTTTTCGCTTTTGAACTGTCCAACCATCTCCCAGTACCTATCACCAATGCGGATGATTTTCTGCACCTGTTCATCGGTCAGGTCTGCATCGCACCGAAGATTCTGAATCAGTGCGCCCCATGTGGCAGCGATGCCATCCAGAGCCATGCGAAAGCCGTACAACTGGTTCTGCCGTGCGATTTTGCGAAGGTTGGCTGACATTGCCTGCTTGCCGCTTGATGGGCGTTTTCCATTCTTATTCATCCGACTACTCCTTGTCGTTGGAAAGTTCAAACGTGACTTTCAACGTTTCGCCACACCTATCGCATACCATTGTCATTTTCACCACAACTCCCAACTAGCCTTGAGTTCTTTTCCGATTTCAACAGAAAGTTTCTTGATGATGATTCTTGCGTGTTCATACTGAGCTTTCACGCCGTATGAATAATCTGCGACGACCTTCTTCGGGCTTTCATCTCTTCTCATTTTCTTTTTAAGGTTTTCTTCGTTCTCCATAAGGAGTTCGTTTTGGTACAACCCCAGAAGCCTTACCAATTCTTGTTTTTCAGACAGTTGCATTTTCCTTCTCCAATCTCTTTAGCAGCCCATCCACTTCATACCGCCAATGGACACGCAGTCTTTTTGCCTTGACCTCTATCCCCTCTTGCTCTGCCCACTGCCAAGGGATGCTCTTCCGTTGTAACGGAACGCCAGAACTTTGCTGGCAGAGATTGCAAAGGTGCGGTTGACCGCCCGATAGTTGACTATCACATGGGCTGTTTGACCGCTGTACCCCATCGCTTCCACCATGTCTGTGATGTGCTTTTCCTTGCGGTACTTGCACTTTGCCTTGTCGTACTTGCCGAACATCTTTTCCAGAGGGATAGAGGGCGTTTCGATGGTTTTCAGCTCAAACAGGTGGTTCATCGGGTATCGGTACACAAGGAAGTCGCAGATGTTGTCAATGGAAAACGACAAGTTCTCGTTGCCGCCGTAGTAGGTGGCAGCACTGTCTTTCAGGCGGTAGCACCACGCATCGGATGGAACGGATGCCTTGAAGTCTGCTTCAAACTGCTTGCCGGTGTTCATGCGTTGTCCTCGATTTTTTTGGCTTCTCTGATACGCAGCCGAGCAAGTTCGCTATTTGCATATCGCAGTTGCCAGCTACCAAACCAGCCTTTGTGAACAAGTTTTCCGGCGCAGTAAACAAACTCCTGCTTCATCAAATCATCAAGTGAAATGATGCAACTGCCCGGCTTATACTTTCTTTTCATCCTCTTTCACCTCTAAATTCACTTCCGAGATACCGCTTCTTGCCACGTTCCCGGTGCTTGTCCTCGTAGTTGCGGTGGTACACGCTCTGGCTGTGGTTCAGCTCATACACGAATGCCTTGCGCTCCTCGAAGTCTTTCTTCTCTGCCTTGTACTTCTCGCAAGTGTCGTGGCAAGCTGTGCAGCGTGATGTGCAGTTGAGACAACAGGTAATCATTCCAATTCACCCCACTGTTCAGCCATTGCTTTTGCGATTCCCGGAAATGTTTTGCTTCGCTGTTTCGCTGTTCTGTGGCCACTTTGAGACCATGCGTCTTTTCGTTTCTTCGCACGATGATCTGACGACGCGACCCATTTCGACGTAGGTATAACTATATCTGTGGCGAACAGTCCCGGAATATTTTTCAGCCATAAGCACGTCGTTTTCATGTATTCATCTCCGAACATATACGGCTGAATGATCTGGCTGTATTCTGGCAGTCCAAAGATTCGCATAGGTATCGGATTTTCTATTGCTATTTTATCCACCGGGGCATTCCAGAACTTCATGAAAAAATCTCGTGCATCGCATCCATTTTTATATCGCTCTGCTTGAATTTTGCCATCAATCACTAACCTATTTCCGCCGGCTTTTGTCAAATAAGTGCAAGGCGGGTGTGCAATGAGCAAATCCCACTTGCCGACTTCATGCACTACGCCGTCCATCGTAACGATTTGCCCCCCCTCCAGAGCCTTGAGCGCATCTCCAAGAATATGCCACTCAGGATGCCCACCGGACGGTTCCTGGATGTCGCATGAGTAAGCTTCGTGACCTTTTGCCCGGAACGCCTTACAGACTTCCTGTGATTCCTCACAGGCGACTAAAACTTTCATTTTTCCAAACGCCCGTCCAGCCAGATAGCGCAGCTCTTATATAAGGTAGGCGGTTCGCCTTTTGTCCAGGTAGCGTAACCGTTAATCAAAAGGGAACGAACCGTCGTCCTCAATCGTGGAGAAGTCATCGTTCCCGCCCTGCGAGTAGCCAGAACCAGATGCACCAGCCAGTGTTTTCTTCGGCCTGACCTCATAGTCGCCGGAACGAATCTTGTCCACGCTGGTAAAGCGGTCAACAACAAGTTTCGTCTTGATGTTGCCATCGTTGCCCATGTACTCTTCCTCACGGAGAACTACGCCGACCAGCTTGCCACGCAAGGTCTTTTCATCGTTGTTGAACTTGTAACCGGGATTGGACTGCTCCACAGCGGTGATAAAGCCTTTGAAGAACGGCAGCGCCTTTTCCTTGTAGCTCTTGATGGTCTTGCCGCCCCATGCCCACTCGCCCGTATTCAGCTTACCACGCTCGATAAGGGAAGCGGTCTGCTCGCGCCAGTAGCCCTTGAACTCGCCCTCTGCGACTTCCCACTCGATGTTCAGGCGCTCCTTTGTAGGCTCGTCCGTTGCTTTGCAGATACCGGCAACATAGCCGCCAACAGGCAAGTCACGGCGCTCGGTGGCTTCCTGTACGTCATTCCAGTTGATGTTCTTCATCTGTTACTCTCCTTTGTTATCCGGCTGAACCTGGATGTTGTAATACTCACGGATGGTCTTGTCTACGGCGGCGAGGTCGTTCTCGATCAGCGCATCGTTGAACATCCCCAGAGGGGTTTTCACGGTGTCCATCCCATCGTTGCGAGTGCTGAACAGGTATCGCCCATCCTGTACGACCGTTTTGAGGACGATGGTGAAGTACCCCTCCACACAGACCTTTTCGTCCAACATTTTTCCAATGGTTTTGAATTTTTCCTTGTCGTCTTCTCCTTTATCGCTGTGTCCGAAGAAGTAGACCACAACATCGTCCGGCAGTTCCTTCGCCCGCATCAGCAAGGCATTGAAGTTGGCTGCCATGTCGGTGAACTTCTGGTATCCGGCGACCTTTGCGTTCCGCATGAACTCGCCGGTCATAAGGTAGGTGGCATCGTCAATGACGATTGACTTACGCTTAGTGCTGTGGATTGCGGCATCAATCTTGCCATAATCATTGGTAATGTACGTTTTCATGTTGCTGCGGAACGGAAGCGGCTTGCCAAGCACGTTGATAACCGCAACTTGTTCCGGGTTAAAGTTCCGAAGCGAAGCGGACTTTCCGCTGCCGGAATGACCATAGACCATTACTAATACTGCCATTTTTCTTTCCTTTCTTCGGCATCATTAGGCTTCATTGTTCTTACTTCGACTTAACTTGGCTATATAAAATCAACCAGCCATCAGGTCTGCCAACTGTGCACGGAGGTCTTTCAGCTCTGCTTCCCTGTCCTCAATCTCGGACTGCAAATCCTCAATCGCTGCCAGCCGGTCAGCTTTTTTCGCTTCCGCCATCTGCTCTTTGGTCATGAAGTACACGCCGTCCTCCGGTTCGATCACACCACCGAATCTGTCAAGGTTAATCATCTTTTGGTCTCCCCCTCTTGCGTTCCTCTTTGATTTGCAACGCACTGTACCACTGGTCTTTGTCAATTTCGATGGTAGACCACCGATGGTTACAGACAAGGCACTTTTTTCTGCGAACGATGCTATCGCGGTCAGACCGGCTGTCAACCGTTGCGATGTTGTCACTACCGCACATCGGGCATTTCACTGTGCATCCCTCCACTCGTTCGTGTGGTGAGGAATGCGTTTTACTTTGCAATTTTCCTGTTCAATACGTTCATTTTCAGAGCTGACCCCAATGGCACACAAGACGAGTGCTGCGGCGAGGAAGCAACACGAAAGGAAAACGTATCCAAACATTTCTACTGTGCTCTGGCTTTTCTGGATTGCATCGCCGCATCCTACCGAAAAGATTGCTAACGCAATTCCAAGCGTGCAAAGAACATTAGCTTTCAGGCTTTTCACTCTTATTACCTCCAAAACTCAGTATCCATGCCGTAGCCATTGCCACAGATACCGTGATGATTCCACGGGCAGTTGATGCACCTACCAGAATACCGATGTGATGCACCATCCAGAAGTTCAGCAGAAATACCGCTAAAACCACCGCCAGCGCTATGCCCCACATCAGGGCAACTTCAATAAATGCTTTCATCTTGTCTCCTTTCGTTTTCGCCATTGCAAATCACGGCTATGCCATGCTTTGCCGTTGCTTTTCGGTGAATCGCCTTGCCTTTGCTGTTCTGCTCCTAGCTACTCAATGCCTTAGCCTATCGTTTCTATTCTTTGCCGTTGACTCGCATTGCCTTGCCTTGCATTGCCTTTGCATATCAAAGCTACGCCTTGCATCTCATAGCCTTTGCTCTTCCCAGCTTTTCCTTGCCATTCCATTGCTCGTCTGAGCCTTGCTCCGCCATGCCTTTGCAGGTCTCGTCAAATCAGCGCATCGCCTTTGCTAATCCTATCGCGGCGTTGCCCTGCCATAGCGGTTAATTGAGGATTTCGTAAGCAAATCGCCCTTTAGAACTGTTGCGCCACTGGCCGATGCCACGCAGAGCACCGTAGTCCAGCCACTCACGCACGACCTTCTCGTGGGATTCGTCCAGCAGCATGACCTCGAACTCGCAGGTCGAACCAGCGGGAATCTGCTCGCTGTTGGCGAGACTCACCCGCTCGCCCTGCGCGGTCTGTGCGCGAAGCGGGCGCTGGCACTCGGTAATCTCACCATTCACATGAATGGGAATCATGCGGGGCTGAATGAAAATCAGGCCGTCAATGACCTTCTTGTAGGCCGTCAGCTTGCCGGATTCGTTGACCGCTTTCTTTTTGCCAGTTTCGGTCTTGCCACCGATACGCCCCAGCATACCGCAAGAATCCTTGAAGAAGCCCTTAATCTGGTAGTCATACAGGATGGGTTCGCCGTTCTCGTTGCGAGGAAACACGGTCATGCCCTTGTCTGCCACAGCATCAGCACCCAGAGCGGCCACTTCGTCCTCGATAGTATTTGCGTCCGGGGATTTGCTGGCAATGAACTCTCTGGCGATGTTCTGGTTGCTAGGCCAAGTGCCGAGAACCGCTTCGGTGAATGTGATTCGGACTTTGATTTTTTTCATTTTTGCTCACTCTTTCTTTCTCGATGCGTTCTAGCCGGTCTTTCTCCCGGCTGTGCCAGCGGATTTCCCGCTTGCCGTAGTACTTACCGTTCATCAGGGGCCTTCACCTTTCCCTGTGCAAGTAAAGTACTGTAATGGCCGTAGCTCATGCCGTATCGTTTTGCGGCATCGTTCATCTGTCGCACGGTATACTTTGGAGGCTCGTGCTTTTGAGGTCTCGCACGTTCTGGCTCCTGCACATCCCAAGTAATTTTGAACTCACCAGATGCTTTTAGCTCATTCAGCTCTTTTTGCTTTTTGGCTTTGTACTTTTTGGTCAAAGCCTTGTTTGCATCTGCTGCACATTCAGGGTGATACTTCTGAGACCAGACCTTCCGAACCATTGGCTTCTTGCACCAAGCGCATAAAGCCGGTTCCGGCTTAGCCTTGATTCCTTTCTTTATAAGAGCCTGCCGTTCTCTGCGAACAATGATTTTACATTCTTCACAGTATTTCTTGCACGGATTTACAAGGCCAAGAAAGACACCGCAGCGCTCACAGTATTTAATTTCCATCCACTTCACTTGCCTTTCTTAAGGCTCTTTCATTGTGTTCAGAAAAACACTGGTCAAGAAACTGGATAAACTTTGCGATTTTCTTTGCATCTTCCGGCGTACAACCATTTTCTACAAAACGTCTTGTCGCCTGTTCACGCTTGAAATCCGAGTAGGTCTTGGCCGCAGCGTCAATGGCAAACTTGGCTTCTTCTGGGTATTCAAGGTCTACCTTCAAGGTGATAATCTTCTCCATGTTCAGTCCTCCCATCCTCCGAAATCTTGCTGTTCTGCAACAGCCCTGATCTCGATTCTCGGCGTGATGCCAAGCTTCTTGAGTTGCTCATGGATGAGCTTTTCACCCTCGACCGTCCAGACCGTTGTATTTGGAATGTAAGTCTTGCCGTTAGAGCGCTGAATGGCCTTGCCCTTGCGGTTCTTGGTGTAGCCCTTACCCTGATAGGGTTTGTACAGCACCCACTGACCATCGCTGTCTTTGTACTGGACTCGCTGGCTGTAAAGCAGCTTGTTCAGCTTTTCAGCAGTCAAACCGTAGTCCTTTGCGATGCTGGTGGCTGTCCGGCAGTTGTCTGCAATACACACGGCCCTGGCAAACTCTGCATCCGGTGTCAGCTCTGCAATCGCCTGCTCCAGCTTGAAAAGTCGGGAGCAATAGCATTACCTCGGATTCAGAGCGCGGCCATTGATACGCGCCCTGCTCCAGTCGCTTGTACAGCAGGATGAAGCCATCCTTTTCCCAGTACAAGCCCTTGATACGGTCTCGCCGCCGTCCGCAGAACAAAAACAGCGTGTTGGTAAACGGGTCTAACGCAAACTGCTGCTGGACGAGGCGCGCCAGGCCGTCTATGCCTTTACGCAGATCCGTGTAGCCGCAGGCGATGTAGACTTGATCTGCACCGGTGAAGTCGTTCAACATAGGCGCAGGAGCTCCACCAGCAGTCTCAGCTGTTCCGCGTTACAACCGGGGTAAATGTCCAGACTGGCCTTCCCAATATGCAGTGTGGCGCAACGTTCCGCTACGTTGCATGATACCTGTTTCG